TGCGTCTACGGCTTTCGCGTTTTACTCAGGTGCTGGATATGGAAACAACACAGGAAAAGGTTTAACTCAGGCACTTTTGGCTCCTGCCGGGCCTGCTTATGTGCGAAATGCGGACGGAACTTATCCTGGCGCGTCAGGTGAAATTTTGTACGGCTTCATTACTTACGAGGTGTAAATTATGGCGCTTACAAAAGTCACCAACTCAATGATTGAGGGCGCGATTGTTAACGTGTCCGATTTCCATTTACCTGGAGAGACAGACCACACGCAAGCATTTATCCGCGCTGCGACATACATATTGTCGCAAGCGAATCCAGGCGGAATCATTGAAGTGAGCGACCAAGTAACTGTTGCGGCTGGTCAAATCAACTTCTGGAACATTCTTGTTTCTGCGCAAGGGCTTGTCCCCCCCTACAACTATTTGCCAAACGGCGGGTTGGTGCGTGGCACCCAGCTTGGCATTCGTGGTCAAGGCGTTGATAGAAGCACCATCAATATTACCGGCGCAGGCAGTGGTTTTACATGGGGATACTTCAACGCAATCAATGACCAACGAGGGATGAGTGGTGTAGTAGAAGACATTTACTTCAAGGGTGTTGGCGTAGAAGGTTGCACATCGCAAACTATCAGTAGTGGCGGTGCCAGTTTTACTACGACTGCAAGCGCTGTTGCTGGAACAACCAATACAACAACTACTGCACTTGACTTTAGAACAGTCACGCCTTTGACTGTTGTCCGCAATTGCCGGTTTAGGTTTTTACAGCGTGCCGTATATAACCGTTACGGTTTTGGGCTGGTGTTGGACGGCAACCAAATTCAGTACTGCAATATTGGTGTCCATATTGGAGATGGCTGTACTACGTGGCAAGTCAGAGATGGTAACGAGATCGAAGTCTGTGCCGTAGGTGTTTTTAGCGAGTTTGCTAATTCTGGAACTATTGGTCACTGTGTAATTGAAGCAAACTTTGCAGGCTGCGATGTGCTTTCGTTTGGAAGCCGGTTTTTGCGAATAGACGGAACATGGTTTGAGGGCTCCCTTCAAAACGTAGTCTTGCGCGGCGACCAGACTGCTCCAACTTTGCCAAATGCAGAGCACATCTACCGCGATGCGATTGGCTTAAACGTTGACAGCAACGGAGGCGCTCGCAACATTACGGCTGAACGATGCGCCATAAACCTTCTTGGTGAAAATTGGGAAGCGTCTACTGGTGAAGAGTTCTCAAACATTCTTTATGACAATTGCACATTCAATGGTGGTGGTTTTGATGTAAGCAGCATCACGGTTGGTGGCATTGCTTCATCCAACCAGATCAAAGTGCTTGGCCCAACTGTAAATGGTGATATTGAGACTTACGGCTTGAGAGAGCCAATCCAAGAGCGTGGTGTTGCCAGTGTTGCGATCAATACAGTTCAAACTTGTTTCAGCCTTGCTGTCCCGAACATCCAAACAACCACAAGGGTGGTCATTACAGCAACAAAAACTCCAGCCGCCTATGGAACGTACAGAACTTATCTGATGCGTTATGTTGGGTATCTGGTGCGCACTGTGGGTAATGCAACTGTTTGGCATCCGTCTGCAACAGACTCATTTACTGAGGTAATTGCAAGCACGGGAACAACCGACCCGGTGCTTGTTGCATCTCCGACTGTTGTCATTGCTGGCGCAACAAGCGGTTCGCAATCTGCCACATTCCAATTTGCAACAGGCACTCCGGTTTCAGGTACATCGAGCACAGTTTGGGACTTGGAGTTTTTCCCTGATGTCGATGGTATCGTGGTCAACAAGTAAAGGAAATCAATCATGGCACTCAAGCATTCATTTGAAGTATCTGGAAAGTCGATTGTTTTTGGCGAAAGCTTTAGCATTGACAAAGGTGAAGTCACGACAAAAAACAGACCCTCTTTATGTCCGTGTTGAATCCATCAACGCAACAAAAAAAGTGGTTCGCTGCCGCGTCATGTTTTACGACAAAGACGGCACTGAGCTTGTGTCTGTGAAGTCGTACAGCTTCCCTCCAAGCATGGACGGCAGAAACTTCATTGCCCAGTCATACGAGTATTTGAAAACCCTGCCAGAATTTGCTGGCGCAACCGATTGTTAAACCAAAGCCCGAGTGGATTCTCAGGCAAGAAAGGAAATCATCATGCTGGAAAAAGTTGAAATCGTTGACCGCATCGAGGTCTTGGAAAATGGCTGTGTGCAAGTTCGCACCAAAACCGCCATCATGGAAAATGGCAAACAGATCAGTGGCAACTTCCACCGCCATGTTGTCGCCCCTGGCGATGACTATTCGGCTGAAGACGCCCGTGTGCAGGCCATCTGTTCGGCAACGCACACTGCTGACGTAATCGCAGCATACAACGCAGCCAAAGGAGTCTGACATGTCTAGCAACAGCCAAATCGCATTCAACCCCATTGGCAACACCGTTGTTGTTGCTGCCGCAGGCACAGCACCCACTGGTGTTCAGGCTCCTGTCTTTGAAAAGTTCAACCCTCAGAACGCTGGCCAATACCGCTTTGTGAACACAGGCCCAAACACCGTGTTTCTGGGAACAGGCCCAACAGCAGCACTGGCCCAGGCCGCTGCCGTGGCTCCGACCGCTGGCTCACCTACCGCAGCCATCGTGCTGTTGCCTGGCGCTGTTGAGGTCTTGCGCTTCAACAAAGACACTTTCTTCAGTGGTTTGGCTTCATCGGCCACCACTGTTTACGTTACGCCTGGCCAAGGCCTTTGATGTTGGAGGCTGACGTCATGGCGGATGGGAACGAGATCGACTTGGTGAAGTACGGCGTGCTCTGGCAGAAAGTCCAGGACATGGATCGCAAGGTCGACAAAATGGAACGCCAACTTGAAGAGCTGCTGGCCCTGGCCAATCGCTCCAAGGGTGGGCTTTGGATTGGCATGAGCATCGCCTCGGCGTTTTCGGCCTTCGTTGGCTTTGTGGCCAGCCACTGGAAAGGAACCTGACATGGACTGGGCAGACTATCCGAACTTCAGCAAGGCAGAGTTTGATTGCAAGCACACCGGCCTGAATGGGATGCTGCCTGAGTTCATGGAAAGCCTCCAGGTGCTTCGCACGGAGTACGGAAAGGTTATGACCATCACCAGTGGCTACAGGCACCCAACGCACCCTGTGGAGGCCAGGAAAGGCCGATCTGATGGCGAGCACACTCGTGGCATGTGCTGCGACGTTGCGTGCACCAATGGCGCTGATCGGTACGAGCTGATCCGGCTGGCGCTGAAGCACGGCTTCCACCGCATCGGCATTGCAAAGAACTTCATCCACCTTGGGCTTGGTGGCCACGGCCTGCCGTCCAAAGTGATCTGGGAGTACCAATGATTCAAGCACTCGTCCCGGCACTGGCCCCGATCATCGGTCAAATCGTTGGCAGCCTGTTTCCAGACCCGACCGAGAAGGCCAAGGCAGAAGCAGAGGCCATGCGCCAGCTGCTGACTCACCAAAGCGAGATCGAATCGGCTGCGGCCAAAATCATTAACACAGAAGCAGCCAGCACGCACTGGCTTGCGGCCAACTGGCGGCCATTGACCATGCTGGTTTTTGTCGGCCTGATCGTGGCCAGGTGGTTTGGTTGGGCTGCCCCTGGACTGCAGGAGGCTGAATACCTCAAGCTCTGGAGCATCGTCGAGTTTGGTCTTGGTGGTTATGTTGTTGGCCGCAGTGTCGAGAAGGTTGCCCCATCCATTGCGGCGGCCATGAAGCGATAGCAGTTGTCTCCACGCTGCTTCGGCAGCTTTGCCCGGTCTCTGTGCCGGGCTTTTTTATATGACCGACGTTTTCGACCAAGCAACCATCCGAGAAGAACAAGAACGCGAGGCCTGCATACGCACCGCCAGGGAGCCGCACCAGCGTTTGCAGCCAACTGGCCTGTGCCACTACTGCGAGGACGTGGTGGCCGAAGACAGGCGCTTCTGTGGCCCTGAGTGCCGAGATCAATGGCAGGCTGATACCAACGCCAGGCAGAGGGCTGGAAAGCGTTAATCCACCTCTACCGTCAGCAGGCGCAGCTTCATGCGCTCCAGCAGCCAAAGCACATCGCCACCATCGGCATAAGTGCTGGCGAAATACTCCTGGCCGTCTTTGTCGTACCCACAGATGACAAAGCCTTCCAGCTTGCCCTTGGTGTTTTCCAGCACGATGTCAGGATTGAGGTCGAGCTTGGTGATGCCGTTGAATGGGATGACGTTGCTCATGTGTTTTTTCCAAGAAGGCTTTTGACTTCCTCGTACACATCATTCCTTGCAGGGTTGTCGGCCTCACGCTTATCCCATCCTGCGTAGCGCATCTCAGTTTCGCAGCCTTGCAGCAAGTCATACATCTCGCGCAAGCAGTCGGCAGCTTTGCCATGCAAAGGCCATTGCATCGTCTTTTCTAGTCCAGCGGCAAGTCGCAAAGGTTTTGGCATTTGGCCCAAGCGCAGCAGTTCTGCTGTGTCAGCCTCGCTTGTGTACAAATCAACAAATGTTGAGTTTGATTTCATATATTGCTCATGCCAATGTTTGATCTGTGGGAATTTTTCAATTGCTTGTTCAAGTGTGAAGTTCATGCGTTTTTCTCCTTTAAAAGTTGCTCAATCTCGTAAGCAAAGCGGCCATGTGACCAAGTTGCCGTCCAGTCGATCAGGTGTTTGAGTTTGTCGATTTCTTCCTCTGAAAGCCCAACCCATTGCCGCTGTGCTGCGGGTGGGGTGGCAAGAATGGCGTCAAGCATTTCAATTGCCGTGTTTGCATGAACACAGGGATCGCGGCTCAAAAGCGTTTTGACTGCAACAATCGCCCCGCCAACACCAAATGGCAGGTCTTTCACAGGTGCTGGCTGTGCTGCGGGTGGGTTGGTGGCAGTCACCAGCGGAACCCATGCGCCAGACTGTTTGCGGACTTCTTCGATCTGCGCGTTGTGGATTGGCCCCTCATACATGCCATTGCTGCACGGGCAATACCAGAACAGCGGCTCCTGCACAGGTGCTGCGGGTGCAGGTGTTAAGTCTTGCTTAATAGCTGCGGGTGGAGTGGTGTCAGTTCCCAGCGTGTCGTGGGTTATCTGTGCGGCGTTCACAACCAGATCAATAGCGCGGTGCATACCGCTCGCGGCCTTGCACTTCTCAATAGTGGTGACGACCGCTTTGTGGACGGTGTGCCACGCCACCGGCTCCTGCTTCTCCATCTGCTCGATGGCGGTGCGGAGGGCGGTGATGGCATCTTTTCCTATTCCATCTGTGTTGCAACCGCAGTTAACGATCAACGCCTCCAGCGCCTGCTTCATTGCTTCAATGGTCATTGCATCCTCGCCTGAATGGTAGATGGGTCAATGTGCATCATCTGCTGAAAATAAACCGCAAACGATGCTTTGGTGTCCGGCTGCAGTGGCATGGCCTGGATGCGCTCCAAAGCCTCTTGCATGGCGCTGTTCCAGCCTGAGACGAACACCCACTGGGCGGCGTCCTTTGGAGACAGTCCCAGGTCGCCATACAGCCTGTCGTAGTGGCCGAGCGCGTCCATCAGTACGAGTCCTCGGTCATGGCTTCCTCGATCTCGCGCTCAATGCGGCAGCGGTCGGCTCCCGTCAGTTTGCGATCAAGCCAGGCGGCAGGTCTTCCACGTCGGTCGAGCACCTCCCAGCAGCTCTCGGTGTACCCGTAATAATCCATGTCGCTGGGCGCGTTGTAGCTGTACGAGCCACTCACGCTGCTGAACTCCGTCACGCCAATCAGGCAAGGGATGCCTGCGACGGTGCTTTCTATTTCGGCCAGGTATGTCATATGGTCACTTTCAATGCTGTGTCTTCGTCTTCGCTGTGGCTGTGCAGCTCGAGCGTGTGGCTGTGGCCATCTTCGTCGGTCACTATGATGCTGCGACACCAGAATGGGCTTGTCGAGCTGGCGTGAAACCGGCGCTCGCCAATCTCGATCTTGGCCACCCGGTGGATGCTGGTCTCGGTCTTCATTTGCACACCCCTTCACCGTTGTACGCTGGCCAACCAGCTTGGCCCTTGGTTTGTTTCCAGAGCTTGACCATCTCGCAGTATTGCTCTGCCTGGGCCTGCTCGTCCTCGAAGTCTGACTGGCCAACAATGCCCATGGCGGCGATCAGGGCGATGACGGCCAGAATTACTTGGTAGCGTTTGATCATGGTGGTCTCCTTAAATCTTGAACTCATTGGCCTTGAGAAAGGCGACTTCTTCTGGTGTTGCAAGGCACAAGGCCATCATGTGCTTTTGCAGGTAAGTCTGCAGCTTGGCCCGGTTTGAAGGTGTTGGGCATTTGCGGTATGTTTCGATCAGCTTGTTCATGGTGGCTCCTTGGTTGCGATGCCTTGATCATAGCACAAACACCCACAAACGCACACAAGGAATAAAAGATTATTTTATAGGGGATTTCCCTAATCCATCAACTCAATGTCGTGCGGCCCACGCTTGCCGTCCAGGATTTCATGCAGGCGCTTTTCGGTCAGCCGGTGGCAGCGCACCATCACCCTGGCTGGCAGAACGTCGATCAGCTCGGCATAGTCGCTGAGGATTGAGCGCACGGCCACGATGCCTTCACCGTCCAGGCGCAGCTTGTGCCCTTCCTTGCTGCGCCTGCCTGCCTTGGCCATGGCGGTGATGGCGTCCATCAACAAGCCGCTGCCGTCCTCGCAGACCTTCATTTCTTGCACCAGCGTCTCCACCAGGTTGATGGCGTCCGACACCAGCCGCCAGTCGTTCGGCTGTGGGTCGTCGCCTTGCTCCAGGTTGTGCAGGCCTTCGTACATCTTGGTGAGCTGGCTTGTCCGCCAAGCCTGTGGCAAAGGCTCGGTCGGACTGGCCAGCAGCTCGTCCATCATCGTGTAACGCTTGTGCCACTTGCGCTTCACACGAACTTCTCCAGCTCTGGGGCTTTGTAGTTCGGCCCCTTGCCGATCTTGCCACCTGGCAGCAGCACCGGCTTGCCGTCCACCAGCTTGGACTCGTTGCTGGCAAGCACCTCCTTGTCGGCTCCGTTCTTGTCGAAGTCCGCAAGGTAGGCGATGCCGTTGCCGGTCACCTCTGTGTCGCACAAGGCGTCCAGCGCGGCCACTTCCTTGCCTGTCTTGATGAAGGCCTGGGTGGTGTTCTTCTTGAGGCTGGTGGCGATCAGACGCAGGTCATCGGCCAAGCACTCCAGCGATTCGTTGTCCTCCACGCAGTCGGTCTCGATGCACTCCAGCAGCTCGACGATTTCCTCGAAGTGCACACCGATCTGAACGGACAGGTGCGCAGGGTTCAGCTGCTCCTTGCCGCAGGCCTTCAGCCAGGCCGCTGTGCGCTCGAAATTGCTAGCTTTGGCCTCGGATACCAGTCGCTCGTTGCGTGCCCGTAAAAGCCGATTCTCGTACTCCAGCTCGGCCACCAGCATGTCCAGCTTCATTTCGTCTTCGGTCATGTGTTTTTCTCCAGCATGCTTTTGACTTCTTCATACACATCAGTGCGCATTGGATTGTCGGCTTCACGCTTGCCCCAACCTGCGTAGCGCATCTCAGTTTCGCAGCCTTGCAGCAAGTCATACATCTCGCGCAAGCAGTCCGCAGCCTTGCCATGCAATGGCCACTGCATTGTCTTTTCCAACATGGCGGCGAGGCGTAATGGCTTTGGCATCTTGCCAACGCGCAGCAGTTCTTCGGTGTCATCTTCGGATGCGTAGGTCATGGCTTGTACTCCAGGATGCTGAATGTCTTTTCAACTCGGTCAAGGAACACAGCCATAGCTGGCCGTGAACCGCAGGAAAGTGCCCGGCACGCGGCCAGGTGGATGGATGAAGGCCGCAGGACGGCCATCAGGACATAGCGCTTGTCCATCAGTATCTCCAGATGGTCACATCGACCACCCAAAGGCACAGGCAGAACTGGCCTTGGTGAATGCCGCACACAAACAGCGGCCAGCGGTGCGTGAACCACTCCACGTCAAACTGCCAGCCTCGCTTCATGCTTTCACCTTCTCAAGACCTTGCTTCAGGTAATGCAGCACCTGGGCGCTCAGGCTGCGCGTGTTGCGCTCTGCTTCAGCTTTGAGCTTGGCCATGATGTCGTCCGGCAGGCGAACGGTCACGTATTGGCGTTTGTTGCCGGCGGTCATGCTGACACCTCTGTTGCTGGTGCTGTTTGGCGCAGGGCGTGCACCACAGCGCGGAAGATGAAGTCCTTGGCTTGCTGCTCGCGTGGCAGCATGTCAAACGGAACAATGCAGTGATGCGTTTTTGCTTCTGGGTCTTTGGTTGGCCCATACACCCAGCCCTCTGCGACCTTCTGAGCCATCCAGCTCTCGTGGCTTGCTTCTGGCCCGACGTTGTTCTCGGTGTGCAGCTTGACGCCAAGCATGGCGCTGTCTTTCTGCCATTGCGGCGCGTCTTCCCATGATGGCTGGCTCATGTCGCCAAGCGACTCACAGTAAGCCCGGTTCACCTCGTGGCATACGCGTGCGATTTGTTCGTTGTTCATGCTGCCTCCTTTGTGTATGTGTGCTTTTTAGATTGGCCAATGCCATATACTCGGAACCCGTCCACCTTTCTGATGTACTGAATGACCATGTTGCCAAGCTCTGTCGCCTCGGCTGTGGTCAACTCAACGATGTGGTCATCCCATCCGATGTCGTCGGCCAGCCACTCGTCAACCTGTTCAGCGATGGACTGTCCAACCATGTCGGGACGCAGGAACTCCTCGGCTGGCTTTGGGTTTCCAATCCAGTACTCAGCCGTGTCTCCGACTTCCATGTCGCAATCCAGGTGCTCCTGCGCCTCGGAATGCGCCTCCTCTTCCGTGTCGTAAGACCCGTTAAAGTTTTCCTCGTTGACGCTGTAGCACCACTTGGTTTTCTTCTCTTCGGTCATGCTGCCTCCTGTGCTTCTTCAAACATGTCGGCCGCGGCACCAGCGCCAGCCATCTCGACAGGAATGCCACTGGTCAGCAGGCTCACCAGATCGTCCTGGCCAGCCACCTCAATGTCGAACCGGGTCTGGGCGGCGTGCCGAATGGCCTGGGCCTGGTTGCCTGCGCGAATCAGGCGGTGTTTGTTGGTCTCCACGTCGGTTACCAGGTAAATGCGTGTGCTCATGGTTGCTCCTCAAAATTTCCAAGTGATGGCTTTGACCGCCCACATCTGAGCGGTCTGTGCTTCGGTTATCGCAACGCTGGCCATGCGCTTGATCTCGGCGTTGTCAGTCGAGTTGCGCAGGTCGTTCATCTGATTGATGACGATGGCAAATCCAGCCTTGCAGGCAGACACGGCATCATCGTTGCTTGGGTTGAATGTCAGGCCGACGGCCTTTTCTCCGAATGTCATTTCACGTTCTGTTGTCATGGTTGCTCCTTTGGGGTTGATGAATCGAAAAGGTCTGGTGGCCCTTCAAGAAGGACTCGGGTTTCGTCTTGCACCAGCTTGGCCAGCTGTGAGACTTCTTGTGCGGTGGGGTAGATGGTCACGCTGCAGGTCAGCGCGATCACTCCACCGTCACGCGGTGCGATGCTGAACTTCTTGATCTCAGCACCGAAAAAGGTCTGGCTGCCGATCTCGGCCGTGGCCGAAGACACCAGATTGCCGTACTGCACCGGCGTAAGCCAGAGATTGCGGACGATCAGGGCATTGGTATCACCTCGCCACAAGAAAGCCTCCAGGGCGTCGTCAAAGTACCCGCACAGCGCCTTGTCGATGCCTTTGATCTCCATCTTGATGTCCACGGCCAGAATCTTCTCGTCTTCTGGCCCTTCCTTGCGCACGTTCAGGTGCTTGATCGCTGCCGACCCAGATACCTTGAACGGTGGCCGCTTTGGTTGTTGCTCTTCCATGTTGTCTCCTTAGAATGGAATGTCATCGTCCATGTCGTCAAAGCCTGAGCCTTGCGGTGCTGGCGCTGGACGTGATTGTTGCGCACTTTGCGGCTTTTGTGTTGGTTTGTGGTCTGAATTGTCAGAAACAAATTCCAGATCAGCCAGGCGTGCCACCATCTTGGTGTTCTGCGTGCCGTCGCCTTTGGTGTAGGTCTGCAGGTGCACGTCCTCGAGGTACGCCACGATCTGCTTACCCTTGAGCAGGTAAGGTGCCATCGGCTCGGCGCGTTGCCCCCAGATCGAGGCATCGACCCACTGCGTCGGGCGCTTGCCGTCGTCGCCCTTCTTGCCGTAGGTGAACGCCAACGAGACGTTGGCAACGGCTGTGCCGCCTGGTGTAAATCGCACCTCGGCGTCTTTGCCGATGCGTGCCAGTCCTTGTGCTTTCATGCTTGCTCCTTCAGTTTGTAAACCCGAACAACCCGAGCGTGGGCCGACGGGTGGGTGGCTTGGCAGTAACCCACTGCCTCGAAATCTTTGCTCTTGAAAACAGCTCCCCATAAATTCGGAGAGCAGTCGTCAGGCAGGTCAAGGAACAAGCGCACATCGTTGATGCTCACCTGCCCTGTGCGGTTTGCAATGCTGATTGCAGTGCGTCGTGCTTTGGCGATCCAGTCCTCGCGGCCAATGGACACGCGAGCGATTCCAGCGTCTCGAAGGTCGCGGCCTTTCATGCGCCCCTCCGAATCTGGATCAGCTTGTCCACAGTCTCTTGCACCTCGGCCAGGAACTTGATCACCTCGGCCTCGTACTCAGCGATCAAGGCGTTGTCGCGTGGCACCCGCTTGATGAATAACTGCATGTCCTCGGGCATCCGCGGGTCAAAGCTCACGAAGTCGCACCAGGCGCGGCCAGTGCAGGCCATTTGCCACTGCATCTGTGGGATGTAACCGGACGGAGCTTTGTCGGCCATCAGCGTGGCAATGTGCGTGCTGGTGTTGGGGCATTTGATCTCGACCAAGCCATCCTCACCGACTAGGCCATCAGGCGATGCCCCGGCCATCTCAATGGTGCCGTGCTGGATCATGGCCACCTCGGTGACCATCAGGCCCGTCTCGGCCTCGTAAGCCATCCGTGCTTGTGGCTCTGTCTCTGTGCCGTGCTGCATGGCTCCGCTTTTGAAAGTCTCAGCGGCTTGGCCAGTCAGACGCTCGGCCACCAGCTGGGCCAGGTAGTTGGCTCTGCTTGCCGAAACACCGGTCTTGGTCTTTGCGATGATGTCAGAGACCCGGCTGGCCGTGACCTTGCCCAGACGCTGGGCGAACCACTCAGGTGTGCCTTGCTCGATCATGCTGCCTCCTGCTCGTCTGCGGTCTTGGCGGCCTTCTTAAGTGCTGGCCCTTGGGCTTGCCAGAACGCGGCCTTGTGTGCCGACTTGGGCAAAGCCTTGAACGCTGCGGCCAGGGCTTCGCTGCCTTGCAGGGCGGCTTCACGCATGGCTGGCAGGGTGGCTGCCTCAAACTCACCGTAACCGGCCACAGGCGCTGGTGTGCGCTTGCTGGCGGCGTTGCCATCGTCGTCCTCTGGTGCGATACCGCAGGCGGCCATCAGGCTGTAGCGGCGTGCGTAGGTCAGGGCGCTGCCGTAACCCTGGGCGTCGTGCTTGACCGCTGGGACGTGCAGCTTGCCAGCCGAGAAGATTTCTCCGGACTCGTGGACAAAGACCGTCTCGACCATCACACCTGCTTCGCATTCGTGGGTTTGCTGAACCAGGGCAATGCCGTTGTCGTTAAGGGAATCCATCACCGCCTCGACGCAGGCTGCCAGATCGGCATAGCGGCTTTTGAAGTGCGGGTTGCTGGAGCTTTTGAGGGCTGGGCCAAAGGCTTTCTGTGCCTTGACCAATGCGGCGGCGATCTCTTTCATGCTGTTGTCTCCTGGTTCAAAGTCTGGGTGATTGCGTTGATCAGCTCTTGGGCCTGCGCTGGCGTCAGGTCTATGCGGCAGCTGCCGCCTCGGATGTGCAGGCCAAGCGAGATGTGCTCCTCGTTTTGGCTGACGATGGCGGCATTGCCGTCCACCGCTTTTATGTAAAAGTCGTCTTGCATCGTGTTTACCTTTCGTGGTTGGTTGTTGGTGAAACGAATCATACACCATAAAAAAAGAATTTTATAGGTTGACGCAAAAATAAATTTTTAGGCGCGTTATAAATTTGTGCTACAGTCCAGCACATGACAAAAGATGATCAGTATTTCAACCAGGTCTATGCCTTCGCCCACAAGCAGGCTGGCAGCTACTCCAAGCTGGCCAAGGCTTTGGGCGTGCCCAATGGCCCTGCCGTGCAAATGTGGAAGGTGAATGGCGTGGCCCACAAGTGGCGGCCAGTGCTTGAAAAGAAGTTCGGCGCTGCCTTCCGAAAGTCCTTGAGCGACTTGGTCGTCTGAGGTAAAGTGATGCAAGACCCGGCTACCGAGGAAGTCATGAGCCTCGGGAAAAGCGAACTCCCCGCCTGCCGTCAGTCTTTTCTTGGGAGCGACGCGGAGCAAAAATGCCAACTAGATACCTGAAGCCAGGCGTCAGAGACAGTGAATCCATTGATTCACTGACACCTCTGGCCGAAACCCTTTTCTACCGTTTACTGGTTACGGTGGACGACTTTGGACGCTATGACGGCCGACCAGCGATGGTCAAAGCCCACTGCTTTCCAATCAAAGACATGACCCCGGCCAAGTGCGCTGCACTCCTTGAGGAGCTGCACACGGCTGGGCTTGTGCACATCTACACCACAGACGGAAAGCCTTGTCTGCAAATGTGCAAATGGGATAACGTTCCTCGGGCAAAGGAAAGCAAATATCCCGCACCTGAGGACGACTGCACGCACTTGTATACATCTGCAAGCAAGCCGCGCACAGTTCTACCTTTAACCGAAACCGAAACCGGAACAGAAACAGAGACCGTAAACAGAAACCGGAAAGCGCCCGACGGCGCACCCGATGTTTTCCCGGAAGGCTTGGACGTTCGGTCTTGGGAACGCTGGCTGGCTTACCGGAAAGAGATCGGCAAGTCGCTAAAGCCTGCCTCGATTCCTTCTGCTCAACAGGCGTTGGTGAAATACGGCGACCAGCAGGCGGCGGTGGTCGAGCAGTCCATTGCCAACGGATGGCAGGGACTTTTTGCCCTGAAGGCAGGACAGGCCGGTGGCGCAGTGAACAAGCAAGCTGCAGTTGAGCAGCGCAACCAGGCAGCCGTCGACGAGTGGCTGGCGCAACAAGGAGCGACACATGAAAGCAACTGACCAGCAACAATTTGCCGACATCCTGCGCGACGTGATGGCCTTCTACAAGCAGGACGTCACCCCGTTTGCCCTGTCCGTCTGGTGGCAAGCCTGCCAACGCTTTGACCTTGACCAGGTGCGCAAAGCCCTGACCCAGCGCGCCATGGATGCCGAGCGCGGCGTTTTCCCGCCAAAGCCTGCCGACTTGGTGCGCAAGCTGGAAGGCACGGCCACAGACCGGGCGATGCTGGCTTGGGGAAAAGCGTTTGATGCCATGCAGCGGGTTGGTGCCTACTCTGACGTTGTTTTTGATGACCCGGCGATTCACGCAGCCATCGAGGACTTGGGTGGATGGCCGAAGGTTTGCCGCAGCGAGACCAAGGACTTGAGTTACCTGCAGCACAGGTTCTGCGAATCACACCGCGCCTACACCGACCGCGAGACGTTCGACTATCCCCGCCTGCTGGTTGGCGACAGAAGCCCCGACGAGATGTACGCCAAGAAAGGCCTTAAGCCACCGAAGCCTGCGGTGATTGGCGAGACCGAGAAAGCCCGACTGGTCTACAAAGGCGGCAAGGTCGGTGGAAAGACGGCGATCAGCTTTCAGATTGCTGACGCACTTGGCCAGCTGGCGATTGGTGAGAAATGACATGCCAGCAATGCGAATCATCGAAACAACGGCCGCACAGTGGGGAGTATTCGTTCAAATGCGTGGAGTGCTGCTGCAGGCTGGTACTCAGCACCAGGCCCGACAAGCGCCTGGCTGCATCCATGCTGGCGGCCATCGAGCGCTTCCCCGACAACCCTGGCCGGGAGCGCATCTTGGAGTGCGTGCGCCAGACCTTGACGAAACCCCTCTCAGCGCCGACGAGTGCTGGATCGCAGTCCGGGAGTGCCTGACATGACCGACCGCATCAAGCTCACGCTGTTCGAGCCAGTCCAGGCTCACAAAATCCTGACGCAGCAGATCTGGCCACTGATCAAAGCATCCCTGATGGCCGGCCACCGCATGGTGGTGGAGGTCAGGCCAGAGACCCGCACTCTTGCACAGAACTCACGTTTGTGGGCCATGCTGACCGACGTCAGCAAGCAGGTGAACTGGTACGGCAGGAAGCTGACCCCTGAAAACTGGAAGGATGTGCTGACCGCAGCCCTGACCAAGCAGGACGTCGTGCCAGGCATCGACGGCGGCTTTGTTGCCTTGGGAAAGTCCACCAGCAACATGACAAAGCCAGAGATGTGCGAGCTGCAAGATTTGATCGAGGCCTTCGGTGCACAGCAAGGCGTGAAGTTCACCGCACCAGAGTTCATCGACCAGAATACCGGGGAAATCACATGAGACCTGATTATTGCCCGCTTGTAAATGAGCCATGCCAGTCTTTGTGTGACACGCCATGCAAAAAACGCAAATGGGTTTATTTGACAGATGTTGAAATTGCTCGTGTTGTGTCACTTGCTGGATTTAGTCCAGATTGGGTTGAAGCAGAGATTGCAACCCAAATTGTTAGAGTATTAGAAAAAACAATTAAGGAGAAGAACATATGAGGACTAAGCATGTTTTTTTTGATGATTTACAAAGAAGTTTTCCCACAAATGTAAAAGTTGATCAATATTGCAAAACATGCGACGCTCCTTTTGAGCCGCCGCTAGCAGTATTGATGCGGTGCGGTTTATGCGCAACGATTAACGGAAAGTTGCCACCGACAAAATGGAATCCTTTTGAGGAGCAAAAATGAAAAAGAAACTGAAGTTCGAGTTTGAATTCATGCGACACAAATGGCCGATTTTTGCCATTGGTTTCTTTGCAGGCGGAAATGAGTTTGTTATTGCTTTATGGTTTGTTACTTTACGTATTTCGTGGGGTTATTAACATGAGCAAATTGAAATCACTGACGTTTGATGACTACAAAGTGGACGCAAAGCGAACACTGAACGAGGCAATCGATGAAGAACCAGATGCCGTTATCGTTCTTTTATTCCACCGTGGATCAGGTCAATTCAGAATCAAGTGCTCAAAAGTAGAAAACAGGCTTGAGCTAATTGGTGCATTGCGAGAAGCTGAAAACCATGTTCTGGTAAATGGATACGCATCATGACGACTCAACTGGTCCGAGACTCCATGAAGCTCATGGCTGATGCAGGCGTGGACATTGTGAACATCAAATGGTTTGACCTTAGCGGCGGATTCACCGATCAGCAACGCGCAGACCTGGACCCAGTGATGACGCACAGACCGCCATTTGATAAATGCTTTGTGGTTTGGAAAGGAAAGACAAAAACCCACACCAGCTACGAAGTGCTCATGCTGGTAGCTGGAAATGACCCAGAGGACGGAATTACCGTCTCAATGTGGAAAGGCCCAGCCGGAACCAGGCTTCGGCCAATCCCGGCCATGTTCTACTTCATCGAAGGCGACCAAATCCGCTACGGCGCTGTCAATGATGACGAACCGGTGGACAAGGAGTTGGCAGAATTGATGCTAGCGCAGGTCGGCGTTTGGTACGGCCTGATGGATCGTCGAATCGAGGCATACATTCCAAAAGTGCGCGACACCTTCACAAACCGAAGGAAAATGCAGCAAGGCAAAGCACCAACCTACGACTGGACGACGGTCTACATTGAGCCTGCAAAACCACGATCGAACAGCAAAGGCGGCACACACGCATCACCAAGGCTGCACGACCGCAGAGGACACCTTCGCAGGCTGACTACCGGGAAAAACGTCTGGGTTAAGGCCTGCAAGGTTGGTGACGCCAGCAAGGGCGCAATCTTTCACGACTACAAGATCGAGGCAGCATGACCACAAACGCAGAACGCCAACACAAATGCAAGGTTTGCTCTTGTGCCTATACCAAGACGCGCCCTATGCAAACGGTTTGCAGCCCACGCTGCGCCCTTATGTTGGCCAGAAAAACAACGGAAAAAGCTCAAGCCAAAGCGGCAGCTGCTGACCGCAAGGAAACAAAGCGCAAACTGGACGACATGCAAACCAAGCCGCAACTGACCAAAAAAGCTCAGACTTCCTTCAACACGTTCATCCGCGCAAGGGATGCGGGTAAACCCTGCATTTCCTGCGGCACAACACTGAGCAACGAACCGAACACCTACGATGCCGGACACTACCGATCGGTCGGCAGCGCACCTCACATGCGGTTTGTTGAGGACAACTGCCATGGCCAATGCAAGCACTGCAACAACTACCTGGCTGGAAACCATGTGGCATACCGCCAGCGCCTGATTGAACGAATCGGCCTGCAAGCTGTGGAAAGCATCGAGCGCGACAACACCTTGCGCAAATACTCTCACGAAGGCCTGATCGAACTGGCCAAACACTATCGGGCGGCAGCGCTCGCAACCAAGAAAGGTAAATCATGAAAGCCATCATCATCCTCGCCATCACCATGGCAGCCACCTTTGCCCAGGCAAACACCGTCACCCGGTGCGTCAAGAACTGGGACGGCAGCGTTACCTGCACCACCACCCGCAACGGCGGCTTTTGACCAAGGCCAGAAAAATGAAACTTCCAGACACACTCGAAGCCATCCAGATCGATGCGCTCATCCCTTACGCACGCAACAGCCGGACGCACAGCGACGCGCAGGTGGCCCAGATCGCGGCATCCATCAAGGAATTCGGATTCACCAATCCAGTGCTGATTGACGGGGGGGGGGAATCATTGCCGGACATGGCCGAGTGCTTGCTGCACGCAAGTTGGGCCTGACCGACCCGGACGATGCCCCACCGCTTCCCGAGAACCCGCGCACGCGTCCCGGTGACATTTGGGTGATGGGTAAGCACCGCCTCCTCTGTGGTGACAGCACAAGCGTCAGCGATCTGGAAAAGCTCACCGACGGCCAGCTGGTCGACATGTGGCTGACTGATCCTCCTTACAACGTGGCCTATGAGGGCAAGACCAAGGACGCCCTCAAGATCAAGAACGACGAAATGGGCGACGACCAATTCAGGCAATTCTTGCGCGATGCTTACACGGCAGCCGACACGGTCATGAAGCCGGGCGCTGTGTTCTACATCTGGCACGCCGACAGCGAGGGCTACAACTTCCGAGGCGCGGCCAAGGATGCTGGCTGGACTGTCCGTCAGTGCCTGATCTGGAAAAAGTCCAGCATGGTCATGGGACGTCAGGACTACCACTGGAAGCACGAGCCATGCCTGTATGGATGGAAGGAGGGAGCCAGCCATCTCTGGGCGGCCGACCGCAAGCAGACCACCATCCTGGAGTTCGAGAAGCCATCCCGGAACGGTGAGCACCCGACCATGAAGCCCGTGGCCCTGTTCGAGTACCAGCTCCTGAACAACACCAAGGGCGGCGACCAAGTCCTGGACAGCTTCGGCGGCTCCGGCACCACCCTGATCGCAGCCGAGAAGAACGGGCGCGTCGCTCGAATCATGGAGCTCGATCCGAAGTATTGCGATGTGATTGTGAAGCGTTGGCAGGATTTCACAGGCAAAATAGCAACTCACGCAGAAACTGGCGAACCTTTCGCGGAGGTTACAAATGGCAACAACGAAACAAAAACTTGAAAAATCGGTTCCAAAAAAGGAATTGAAGCAAAAAGAACACGGCGGCGCACGTGAAAACTCTGGCCGCAAGTCCTTTGAACCCACCGATGCCGAGCGCAAACAGGTGGAAGCCATGTCAGGTTACGGCCTGCCGATTGAGCAGATTGCTGTGCTGGTTCGAGGCGGCATTGACACCGACACCTTGCGCAAGCACTTTTCCAAGGAGCTGATCGAGGGCAAAGCCAAGGCCAACGGCCAGGTCGGGAAAACCCTGTTCCAGAAGGCCATGGGCGGCGACACCACCGCAGCCATCTGGTGGAGCAAGACCCAGATGCGCTGGAAAGAGGTGCAGGCCCACGAGATCACCGGCAAGGACGGCGCACCGATTACTGTGGCCACCCTGGACGTTTCCAAGCTGGGCACCGATGTGCTGGCGCAGATCATGGCCGCAAAAGATGCAACTGACGGAAGCTGACCTGCTGGCCGTCGAGCGCGAGCTGTGCAGGCGCAGCCTGGCCGAGTTTGCCAAGCGTGCCTGGCGCGTACTCGAACCGGCTGCCGAGCTGAAGTGGGGCTGGGCGCTGGACGCCATCTGCCTTCACCTGGAGGCCGTGACCAAGGGCGAGATCAACCGCCTGCTGATGAACGTGCCACCCGGCTCCATGAAGTCCCTGCTGACCGGCGTGATCTGGCCAGCCTGGGAGTGGGGGCCAGTTGGCCTGCCTGAGATGCGATTTGTTGGCACGGCCCACGAGGAGCAGCTGGCCATCCGAGACAGCCGACGCTGCCGCGACCTGATCAAGTCCGAATGGTTCCAGAAGCTCTGGCCGCTTGACCTGCTGGCCGACCTGGACGGGAAGCGCGAGTTCGGGAATACCCGCAAAGGCATCCGGCAGGCTCGTGCCTTCACCAGCATGACCGGCGTGCGTGGCGACCGCGTCATCCTGGACGACCCGATCAGCGCAGACAACGCCAACAGCGCGGCCAAGCTGGAGGCCGCACGCATTGCCTTCACTGAGACGCTGCCCACCCGTGTCAACTCCGACAAGTCGGCCATCGTGGTCATCATGCAGCGCCTGAACGAGAAGGACATTTCCGGCGTCATCAAGGAAATGGGCCTGCCGTACACGCACCTGTGCATCCCGATGCGCTTCGAGCCTGAGTTCCGGTGCACCACCAGCATCGGCTGGACTGACCCGCGCACCACCGAAGGCGAGCTGATGTTTCCAGAGCGCTTTGGTGAGGTGCAGGTATCTGAACTGGAAAAGACCCTGGGCACCTACGGCACGGCTGGCCAGCTCCAGCAGCGGCCAGCACCACGAGGCGGCGGCATCATAAACACCGACTGGTTCGGCTACTGGTCGCACGTCCCGCAGCTGGAGTTCCGCTTCATCACCGTGGACACGGCCCAGAAGACCGCCGACCACAACGACTGGTCGGTGCTGCAATGTTGGGCGCGCTCATCCATTGGCAAGGCAGTCAAGCTCGACCAGGTGCGCGGCAAGTGGGAGGCTCCCGAGCTTCTGGTGCAGGCCCGTGCCTTCTGGCTCAAGCACCTGAACGACCCGAGGCCACTGGCCAACGCGGCCACCATGCGCGGCATGTACGTCGAGGACAAGGTTTCAGGCACCGGCCTGATTCAGACCCTGCGCAGGGAAGGCCTGCCGGTCATTGCCGTGCAGCGCAACAAGGACAAGATCAGTCGAGGCTACGACGCGGCACCGTTCATCGAGACAGGCAACGTGCTGCTGCCGCAGGACGCGCCCTGGCTTTCGGACTTCTTGGCCGAGGTCGCGGCCTTCCCGTCTGGCGCTCATGACGACCAGCTTGACCCGATGTTTGACGCGATCAACCTGGTGCAGCGCCTACCGGCAAACAAGGCGGCGATGGTCAAACCATTGCCTACCGTGTCGAAATGGTGAGAAAATACTTGAAACGAGGGCAAAAATATGGCACGCATTTCCAAAGAGCAGCGACTGGCGAATCTCCACTCAGAAGCGCTCTCACAGTTTGACAACGTCCAAACGGCGCTGCGTGACGAGCGCCTTCAGTGCTTGCAAGACCGGCGCTTCTACTCGCTGGCCGGTGCTCAATGGGAAGGCCCACTTTGGGACATCTACGAGAACAAGCCCAAGTTTGAGGTGAACAAGGTCGCCCTGGCTGTCATGCGGATTATTTCTGAATACCGCAACAACCGCATCACCGTGGACTTTGTGTCCAAGGACGGCGCGGAGAACGACAAGCTAGCCGACACCTGCGATGGCCTGTACCGTGCCGACGAGCACGACAGCGTGGCCAACGAGGCCTACGACAACGCCTTTGAAGAGGCCGTCGGCGGTGGCTTTGGTGCATGGCGGCTTCGCACCACCTACGAGGACGACGAGGACGAGGACAACGAGCGCCAGCGCATCCAGATCGAGCCGATCTTTGATGCCGACAGCTCCGTGTTCTTTGACCTGAACGCCAAGCGCCAGGACAAGGCCGACGCCCGTTTCTGCTACGTCATCTATTCGATGACCTACGAGTCCTACAAGGAAGAGTGGAACGACGACCCGACCGACTGGCCCAAGATCATCCACCAGTACGAGTTCGACTGGTGCACGCCCGATGTGGTCTACGTGGCCGAGTATTACCGGGTCGAGGAAACCAGCGAGGTTGTCCACATCTTCCGGGGCCTGGATGACGTGGACATGCGCGTGCCAGATCACGAGTTCAAGGAAGACGAGACCAAGCTGGAGACCCTGCTGGCTACCGGATTCCGCAAGACCGGCGAAAAGCGCATCAAGTCGCGCCGCGTGCACAAGTACATCCTGAGCGGCCTCAAGATCGAGGAAGACGAGGGTTACATCGCCGGCAAGTGCATCCCCATCGTGCCGATGTACGGCAAGCGCTGGGTTGTGGACAACGTAGAGCGCTGCATGGGCCATGTGCGCCTGGCCAAGGACGCGCAGCGGCTGATGAACTCGCTGCTGTCGTGGCTGTTCGACATGGCGGCCCGCTTCGATGTCGAGAAGCCGATCATGACGCCCGAGCAGATCGCCGGGCATACCGAGCAGTGGGCCGATGACAACGTGCGCCGGTATCCGTACCTGCTGGCCAACCTGCTCAAGGACGCGGACGGAAACCCGATCCCAGGCAGCCAGGCCCCTGTGGCTTACACCAGGGCGCCGAACGTGCCGCCGGCCATGGCCGCGCTGATCCAGATCGCCGGCCAGTCGCTGGACGAGCTTCTTGGCAGCCAGCAGGCCGGGGAGCAGGTTGTCGCCAACGTGAGCGCCAAGGCGGTGGAGCTGGTGCAGAACCGGCTGGACATGCAGACCTTCATCTACATGAGCAACGCCGCGAAGATGTTCAAGCGCATCGGCGAGGTGTGGCTGAGCATGGCGCGGGAGGTGATGGTCGAGGACGGCCGCAAGGCCAAGACCGTGACCTCGGACGGCAGCATCGACACCGTGACGCTGCGCCAGCCGATGGTGAACGACGACGGCGAGCAGTACACCGCCAACGATCTGACCGAGGCCAGCTTCGACGTGTGGGTGGACGTGGGGCCAAGCAGCGGCACCCAGCGCAGCGGCACCGTGCGTGCGCTGACCGGCATGGCCAGCATCACCACCGATCCGCAGCAGAAGAACGTGCTCCTGGCAGCCGCCATGATGAACATGGAAGGCGAGGGCATCGGCGACGTGCAGGACTGGTTCCGCCAGCAGCTCGTGCGCCAGGGCGTGGTGAAGCCCACCGACGACGAGATCGCGGCCATGCAGAAGGAGCAGCAAGGCAAGCAGCCCGGCCCGCAGGATCAGTACATGCTGGCCGCAGCCGAAGAGGCCCAAGCCAACGCCGCGCAGTCGCGGGCCAAGACGGTGGACACCATCGCAGCAGCGGATCTGAAGCGGGCTCAGACGCAGAAGACGCTTTCAGAGACCGCCGGCCAGCCGCACGCCGAAACGCTGGCCACCATCGAGGTGCTGCAGAGGCTGCTGGACGCCCAGCACAGGCAGCAGGGGCCGCGAGGCCTCCCCGGCATGTAATAGTGCGGCCCTATCGCATTTGCGCTTGCCTATAGGTTGCAGCTATGATATGGCCGCTTGACTTCAAAGGCTGCAATGCAGATTGACACCGACACCAGCGTGATCGAAGACCCTGCAGTGGTGCTTGATCCGCCTGAAGGCACCGACACCAGCGGCGAGACGCCTGCCGGTGCTGAGCATGCCGAAGGTGGCGCACCAGGTGGCGAAGACGATCTCGACGGTGTTGTGGTCACCATCGGTGATGAGCAGCCGGCCCCGGAAGACACCGAGCAATCGGCGCCGACGTGGGTCAAGGATCTGCGCAAGGCCAACCGGCAGAAGGACCGCGAGCTACGCGAGAAGGATGCCGAGATCGCGCGCCTTCGTGGCGCCGGCCAGCAGCAGCAGGCTGTGGTCCTGGGAACCAAGCCCACGCTTGAGTCGTGCGACTTCGACGGCGAGAAGTTCGAGGCCGAACTTACCGCCTGGCATGACCGCAAGCGCACCGTTGAGCAGCAGGCCCAGCAGGCGCAGGAAGCCGAGGCCAAGGCCCGCAGCGAGTGGCAGAAGCGCCTGGACGCCTTCGCGGCCGGCAAGACTGCGCTCAAGGTCAGGGACTACGACG